TTTTGCGATTTTAATGCCGCCAATAGAACTAGAAGGTATTGAAGAATTACCTACTGTCTTAGCAAAGCCTTTATCGTTATAGATATAGTACTCGTTACCTGTTTGGTTTAACGGTACTTGGTTAATAGATTTCTTTTTCTTAATTTCCCGTAGTTTGCGGATCTTTCTAGGATCAATATAACGCAATTCTTCAATACCATTTTTAGGATTGTTTTCATCAATAATAGCATGATAGTATAAACGCCCATCTACATACCAACGTCTAAAAATTTCATAAGAAATTTGATTGAATTCTAATAGTTGTAAGACACCCTCAAACTCTGTAATAAAAAGTTTTTTAATCTTATCTGTAATATCTACATTATCTAATAATAATTCTACAGCTTTAGTTTCTGGTTCTTGTGTAATTACTTCGTTCACAATATCATCAATAGCAGCATCTACTTCGGGATGCATAGACATCTCTCGGTACTTATTAACTAACTCTGCTTCTGTTCTAATAGAACCGTCTAGATCAACATAAGTTCCGTAAGCACCACCTTCAGCAACAACAGCAGCCCCGTCATCCATTTGCTTAGGAGCAAAGGAGACGGGTTCTGGACGTGCTCTTCGAATTTCAAAACCAAATAAATCCATTAATATAGTATCCTTAAAAAGATTTCAATTCAATTACTTAATTTCTGAACCAGATGCCGGCAGGATAGTATACCAATCATAAGAAAATGTAACGGTGAATGTTTCGATCTGGTCAGTTGCATTCCAATCGAGATCAATAGTAGAAATATCTAGAGGAAATAGATTGTGCAATTGGTAAGTACGAATAGGATTATCTGGATTAGACTTACCATATTGTTTTACAAGTGCTGAAGGGGACTTATAATTTCTAGGAGCTGCTGAACCAGTAGTATTGTAGTTACCCTCTAGAGAGTTAATAAAATTGTGCCAGCGTTCCATATACTGACGAACCTGAAAGTCTTCATCATTAATGATGCTAACAGTCCAAGTGTCAAATGTACGGTCCCCTGCTAGTTTAATCTTACGTCCAAAGTATGGTACTTCGATTGGTGTAACTGTAGAAGAAGGTATAGTTGTTGCTTGCGCCATGAAAGGCACAATATCCCTTAGACCTGGGTCAAAGGGGCTAGTAATCTCCACCTGGAAGAGGGTAGGGCGAGCCCCTCCCCCTTTTAGGTTTGTGATCATATCGTTAATCTTAAAAGCCATTGTATCGTCTCCTAATCTATATTTTATTTATTGCTTAGCCAGCGATCTCGGTAAATTCAACTCCGGTTCTAACGGCAACAAAGTTGAGCTGAATATAGTTAATAGACCTCGCTGGCTTGACATAAATGTCGCCAACAAATCTATTGGAGTCGATAATCTGCGGAGTATTATTAGTCTCGTTGCAAACCACCTTAAAGTCGTAAATACCACGACGACCCTGGACATCACGTAGGAATGGTTCTACAAGATTGCGGAACTGTGTGCGGGTAAATTCATCGTTGAATTCAAACAGTAGAGATTGTGCTGCTTGAGAGATTGTCTTTTCTAGGACAATAAACAAACGACGAACGTTAATACGATCAAATGCACTTGGTCTATCTAGTAGTGTCTTATCTCCATATAGGATAGTCCCTTGTCCAGGGAAAGTTACCACTGGATTAACCCCATTCTTGTAGATTAAATCTCTCTCGCCCTTTGAAGGATTGAAAGCTAGTTTAATAACATTTTTAATTTGACCGCGTGTTGAACCTGCTGGAGAGAACCAGGGGTCGCGTGTACTATCTGTTCGTACACAGGTACCTGCTATATCACCATTAAGTGGAATCCAACGATATAGATCGTTATACTTATCGTACTGATACTTATATCCTGAATCTAGTACTGCATATGAAGAAGGACGAACTTGCTGTTTAAATGCAACAACATTACCTGCTGCGTCTGGACCCTGATTAACAACTGCCTCATACTTTGGAGATACGAAAACCACGCAGTCTTTACGAACCTCAGCAATATTATCGATAATATAATTAGCAAGTTGTTCACCAGCATTGCCGTCTGTCGAACGTGACTTACCTGTTAGAATTAGGGCAATATCAATATCAGCTGATGATGTGAATAGATCATAAGCAAGAGCCAATTTAGAAAACGGGATGTTATTTTCTGTAACATCACTACCTCCAGCTAAGGATAGTGAAAGGGTAGGAATGGCAACAGATCCTCCCATTATAG